GCCTGCGCTCTGCCTCCGTGGCCGCATCACCGCAGTCCTGCATCTTCGTCCTGAAGTAGCTGACCACTGAGATGCGCTCGAAGCCGGGGTCGCCGACCATCGTGCCGAGCTCATTGTAGTGAGGCATCGGATCGAACGGGGTGTTGCCGTGCCACTGGTGGGCGTCCATCAACAACAGGTCGCCTTCCCGCATGTCCACGCCGAGCCGGTACTGCGGCATGCAGAGCCAACCGCCGCTGAACTCGCCCCGGCGGAACACGGTGAGCGTCGAGAAGCCGGTCTCGAGGTCGCCCTTGTCGGTGTGCACGGCCGTCGGGTAAGTGTTGTTGACCGTGATGGTCGTGAACGGCGTCCCGGGGATCACCCAGTCAGGCGAGGTGCGCTCGGCAACGCGGGCCTGCGCTGCGTACCGCTCCGGCACCTGTTCCTTGAGGCAGGTGGCGATGCGCTCGAACAGCGGCCACAGTCCACGCCACTGCTCGACCTCACGGCCAGACCAGGCGGTCAGGCGACAGTACTGCTTCGGCCCACTCGCCTCCCATGCGCCGATGATGGCGCTGTCCACCTTCTTGGCGTAGCTGCGCTTGCGCACGCCGGTCGCCGTCTTCCACTCGGGGTTGCTGACGGCCCGGGTCGGCGTCCCGGCAGCGTAGCCCCGGTTCGACGTGTAGGTGCCCTTGAGCGCGTGCAGGATCGGGTAGGTCTCCTCCACCAGCTCCGGGCCGATCGCGCCAGGCAGGTAGATCGCCAGCGGCTCGCCGTCCGGGCCGATCACCCGGGACGGCCCGATCAGCTTGACCGACACGTCTGCCTCGGTCATCATCTTGCCTTCCATCGCCGCGGCGACTTCGGGGTCGATGCGATTCCTCATCCTGAATTCCTGCACTACGCAGCACCTCCTTGTAGGATCGCGGCCACCGGGTCGATAGACACTAGCTGGCGTACGACGTCGGCGGTGGCTCCGTCGTCGTGACGGTGGTAGGAGACGACATTCGGCGGTAAGCCGTGCAGCACGTTGCGCAGCTTGGTCTGGCGACCCTTCACCCAGCTGGCGCTCTGCTCGGGCTTGCCCAGCAGGAGGGCACGCGAGCTGCGGCGCTGCGCCAGAGTCAGCGGGCTTGCCTCCAGGCAGGCAACGTGCAGGAGCCAGCCTGCGTCCCACACGGCCCGGAAGAACTTCAGGTTGGCGAGCCGGTCCCCCTCGCCCAGGACGTGTTCCCCGGCTCCGGTGCCCGCCAGCCAGTTCACCATCGCAGGCTGGACGTTCATGGCGAGCGCGTCGGTGCCGCTGAACTCTTCTCGGCGAGCGCCGAGCTCGACCACGGGAGGTGCGGTCGCCATTTCGAGCCAGCGTACCGGGCCGACCCTGTGCTCGGCAGCGGGCACCCCGGCGGTCATGGCCTCCACGAGGGTGCTCTTGCCTGAGCCGGGTTCGCCGACGATGTAGAGCAGGTGACGATCCTCGATCATCGTGTCACCACCACGATAACAGCCAGCACGAGGAACACCAGCAGCCCCCACTTCCAGCTCGGCACCGGAGGCGGGTCCGGTGGGAACTTGCGGTATCTCTTGTCGGGCGTCATCGCCAGTGCGTCGCCTCGTAGCCGTTCACGAACGTCGGGTCATCTCGGCCCATGCAGATCACCTCTCCCGTGTTGCGGTACCAGTTCTGTTTCTCGGGCTTGAGCCCTACGTCGCCGGGCTGCCGCTCGAGCAGAAGATGCTCGGGGAACAGCTCGGCGCGCGCATGCCAGAACAGCTCCAGCCCTTCGCCGGGCCAGCGTTCCTGCATGGAGACGATGCGGTTGTGGAGCATGTCCACGTAGCAGTTGGGGTAGCGGCGGTTCGGCCGATGCCAGCTCTTGTAGGTGCAGAACGCAGACTCGAGCGTGAAGTAGTTGACGTGGTAGGCGAACGGCTCGTTGCGGTATCGCCAGCGGGCCTCCTGGAGCAGGATGTCGGCCTCCTCCGCGAGCCACTCGACCTGACCGCGGCCGTACTGGCCCTGGAACCCGGTCTCCACGTACCAGTCGAGGTCGTCACGGCCGAGAATCTTGGCGATGCCGTTGCGGTGCGACTTCGAGCCGCTCATGTCGTCGAGGAACAGCTGATCGCAGTTGAGCGGCACCCCGCAGATTCGCAGGTACTCCAGATAGCTGAACGTCGAGAGGCGACCGAACGAGTAGAAGTGGTTGCGCACCAGCGCCCAGGCCCGGCGGAAGAACTCGTACTCGTCCCCGACGCCTCCGCACTCTTCCTGGAAGAAGTCCCACTGGCTGCGGCCCGCCAGCTCGTCGCGGTAGCTGCGGACGCAGGCCGGGAACCCTGCCTTCTGGTGACGCCGGTCGGTGTCCCAACCGAGACGTGTGAAGTTGTCGTTGAACCAGGCGTCGAGCAGCTCATGGTCGAGCCATGCCGGGTCGGGGAAGCGACGCATGATGATGTAGCTCGTCACCGGGTGCTGCGTGCAGCCGTTGATGAAGGCGAACCAGAGCGCGTCCTCCGTCGACCAGTGCAGCTGCTTCGCCAGCCAGGGGATGAGCGCGTAGACCACGCCCGGGTGAGAGCCGTACTTCAGGTGGAACCCGTAGAAGCGCAGGAACGTCTCGCGCCGGTACTCTGGCCTGCGGAAGTCCATGCCCGGCTCGAGGTCCTCGACGTCGGCGACGTCCATCAGATCGGAGTAGCGGCCAATCTCGCCGCGGCGCTCGCCGGGCGGCATGTAGTACAGGTGCCGCCACTCCTGCAAGTCGAGCGCGGTTTCGGGTGCGCGGCTCACGACCGCGCCTCCGAGTAATCGTCCTGACTCCACGGCTCCTGTTCCTTGGCCTGCACACCCTCGTCGCAGTAGCGACACCCCTTCACGCGGATCGGGTGGTGGTACTCGCATCCTTCGCCTTCGTACTTGGCCTGCACGCCAGCAGGCGGGTCGCAGTCTGGGCAGAAGTCCGAGCGGATCGCCTCCTCCGTCGTCATCTGCCTGCCGCATTGTCCGCATAGCGCAGCGGCATTTTCTTCGGGGTCGGGTTGCCTACCCTGGCGCTCTCCCGCCGCTTGCGCGGCGGCACTCGAACCCAACCCCGAAGCCTGCACGCCAGCACGGCAGATGCAACGGCCCGATAGATGATCGCGTTGGCATCGGGCAGCGGATCGGTGATCCACGCAGTCGACGACGCCGGGGGTGCCGACAATCGGCGCGGCCTGCACGCCAGCGAGGGCGGCGCGGCGAGCGACGACCTCTACGTATCCGCGTGGGCCTTGCTCCGCGAACGCTGCGTATTCCTGATCGGTCAGTTCCATGAACGCGGCCAGCCCGCGACCGTCCTCTGCTGATTCGTGCCAGCGCGAAACGATCACGTTGAGCAGTTCGTCCAGGGCTGCCCGTAGCTCGTCGGCCTCCCGGCGAGCCTGCGCCCGCTCGCGGTTGTTCGCGGCAGCCCACAGAGAGCGGTCTCGCCTCATCCGGTCGCGTTCATCGTCAAACGTCTTCGCCATGTCGGTCATCAGGTTCTCTAGGTCGCTGGCCCGCTCCTCGGCCGCAGACCGCGCCGACTCGGCTCTCCGCATCAGTTCGTCCGAACGATCGGCCCGTTCCTCGGCAGCCTCCGCTGCCCGCTGCGTTTCGAGGAACCGTTCCCGGAAATACACCTTCCAGTCCTGTGATCCCTGGGCCAGCGCGACAAGCGCGTCCAGCGCCTCGTCCGCTTCACATGTACGGCATCGCCGTCCTGGCGGTAGGTCGCGTTCAGGATGGTGCCACGAATGATCGCGGTACGCCTCGCGGATTGTGGCGGCGTGCTGTTCCGGCCCACCGGTTTCGAGAATCCGGTTCGCCTCGTCGGGCGGATGGTCGGCCCTGACCTTGGCGGCCCAGTCGGCATACTGTTCGTCGTTCATACCATCACCACCAGTTCGGAAGGCTGGGGGATCGGCGGCAGGTTGTCCTTCATCGCATCCCAGCTCGGCCTCGACCCGACGATCCAGAAGCAGCTCTCACCGTCGCTCATCCACTCGGGATGGTGCTTCGCGATGTGGCTCATTACCTTGCCCTCGTAGGTTGGGTGGAACTCGATGCCCTCGTACTCGTACGGCACCTCCTGCTGGTAGCTGACCTGGCCGGTGCCGTGCAAGTCCTCGTAGTGCAGGTAATAGCCCCCATCGTTGGAGAGCAGGTTGGCGGTGTCTTGCACTCGCCGGTACTCGTCGGGGTACTCTCGGGTGAACGCGTCCCCGATGGTCGTGTTGAGCGCACGGCTGATCTTCTCCAACCTGCGCTCGATCCATTCGATGCGGTTCGGCCCGATTCCGACCAGGTTGACCTGGAAGATGTCCGCGGGCCAGAGCGCGAGACCCAGCAAGATGCTGACGGTGGTGACGCAACTGCCCGCCGGGATGATGAGCCGGTTGACCGTCGGAAG